GGACACGCTATATTTGCGCGACTCGATGAATTGAGCATCGCCATTGCTGATGGCCACGCCGTCGTGATATTTCATGCCATATTCAAGGACTGCCGTCTTACCCTTATTCGTCCCGCCCTGCATTTCCTGCCAACTCTCACGCCAGAGGCGCCGGGCCTCATCCGTTTTGAAATTGCCCGGATACTCAATCCAGCCGCCGGTCGGCGCCGCGTCGTTTTCAAAAAAGCGTGTGCCATAGTTCTGCGCAGCGATTGCGCCCGAGAGTGCATTGCGGGCGAGTTGGATCGGGTTGTATCCCATGATCCCATCGCCAGACAGGCCTTTCAGGTGGAACATATCGCGGCGCGCTACTGGCGTCGTCGTGCCATCCTGATTCTTAACTTGGTAGCGCCAGTTCGTGTCCGTTAGCACCTCGACCGTGACGCGATCCGGATGGATTGGGATCAGGTCCGTGACCTCGCCCTTGGCGTTGCCGAAGATGCGCGCAAAGGCGTTCCCGCGGAGCGACAGATGGCCTTGCATCATCGCCCGAAACTCTGACGGGTTCTGAAAATCATTCGGTCGGCGCGCGAAGAGGCGGTACAGCCAATGATTCTTGACTTTAGTTTTGGTGCCGTTCGCGCTCTCTTCATACAGCACGAACGGCAGCTTCGCCATCGTGTTCGACAAATACCGCACACAGGCATAAACCGCCGTCAACTGCAGCGACGTATCGGCCGTGACGTTGGCACCGTTGAATGGAACTGGATTGAACCAGAAGCCGCCCCAGGCGCTGCGGTCGCCGCTGTCGGCTTTGATCTTGGTGAGGAACATTTAGCCCTTCCGGCTCATGTAGGCGCCGGTCAGCGTCAGGCCAATGACCAGTGCGCCGACCGTGACCAGGGCCGCCGGCACGCTCACGAGCGCCACACCGGCGCCGATCATGACGAGGCCTGCCAGCAGCGACACGTTGTAAGTGATCATGTTCATTTCAAACCACCATGAGTGTGTAATCGTCGGGCATCGCATTGTCCTCGCGCAGCATCACGCGGCCGATGGCCATCATCAGCGCAATGGCGCCGTCGATTTTGTTGTCGTCGCCCTGCTTGATCGGGCGCACGACGTCGTCGTTGCCCGGCAGGTATTTACCGACCACGTTGGACACGCACCAGGTCATGATCGCGTTCCCGTCGTGGTGAAACCTGCCGGATGCGATGGCCGACTCAAGTTCTTTCATCGGGTCGCTCATGTTCGTGTAGTTCTGCGTGATAACAACCGGCGTCAAGCCTTCATCATCCAGCTGGTGCGCCAGGCCGGTGGCGCCGTGCGGGTCGATCGGGCAGGTATCGACCGGGTGCGACTTGTTGACCTCGACCGCGGCGGCCAGAATTTCCCGGTAATCCACTTCCGCGCCATCGGTCTCGTCGAGCAACCCGCTGTTGACCCACGCGGCAAACCGTTCGGACATGCGCTTGTTGTCGCTGTTGTGCACCGTCTCTTCCGGCACCCAGAACTTGGGACCCACGCTGTAATAGTGACGCAGCCCGTCGATGTCGCGGGTGAACAGTTTGGCCATGCTGTTCATGTCCAACTTGCGCGCAAGGTCGAAGCCCAAGGTGCATGACTGCCCCTCGAACCGCTCCGCGGTGAGCGTCGTATCTTCGCACTCGCGCCATTTTTCCAGGTTGTAGAAGCCGGTCTTGGCCGACGTCCAGACGTTCAGGTGTTTAGTCTTGAACGTGTTCGTGAAGCGGGCGCTGCGGATCGCCTTCTGCTGCTGGCTTTCCAGGTAGGCGCGGAACACCGACACGCCCATGTTCGGGTTGGCCTTGGCCAACACCTCCGGCTTGGTCCAGTCGTCGCCCTCGTCAATCGTGAATATCCAGCCGAACAGCTCGTCGTCGGGCACCGTGCCCTCCAACATCTCGATGACCTGGCGGCGCTTGTCGTAGCACGGCCCCTCGATGTTGGCGCCGGCCGTCGTGATGATCAGCACCAGCGGCTGGCGGCGCGCGCCCATACCGGTCAGCATGGTCTCGTACAGTGTGGCCGTGTCGTGCTCGTGGTACTCGTCGATGATCGCGCAGGACGGCGAGGCGCCGTCGCCCGGATTACCGATCAGTGGCTCGAAGCGGCTGCCGTCCTCCGGCAAGTTCATGTTCGAAGCGTTGACCTCGATGCCGGCCGCCTCGATCAGCATCGGCGTGCGCTTGACCATCAGCCTCGCCGGGCGGAACACCTCCCACGCTTGCTTCTCACTGGTCGCGCCCGAGTACACTTCGGCGCCAAACTCGTTATCCGCGATGAACATGGACAGGCCGACGCCTGCGGCGATGACCGACTTCCCGTTCTTGCGGCTCACCTCCCAATACGATTCGCGGAAACGGCGAAAGCCTGTTTTCTTGTTTTTCCAGCCGAATGTGCACGCCAGACCGAACTTTTGCCACGGCTCCAGCGTCACCAGCTGCCGCTTGAAACCCCACTCACCCTTCGTATGCGGCAGCAATTCAATCAGCTGCAGCTTCTTTTCGGCCTCGGCGGCGTCGAATTTGTACGCGTAGGTGCGCTTGCGACTGGCGGCCAGATCATCCAGGTGTCGCTGGCACGCCAATTTGACCCACCGGCACGCCGGCAACCGGCCGGCCACGATGTCGCGCGCGTACTTATTCGCCTGCTCGACGCACGGGAACTTCTTTTCTTTAGCCATTTATGAGTTTGCCGAACGGGTTGTTCGGCTTTTTATTGCCGCCGCCGACCAGGCGCTGCCTGCTTGCGGGGTCCAGGCCGAGCATCGACCCGAAGGTCACCATCTGCTTTGCCGCCTCGGCCAGCGCGGACAGCGCCGGATTTTTGATCGGCCCGCCGGTGGCGCCGGCCACCACCACGCCGTTTTTGGCGACATCGATGGCGGCCAGGCGCCAGTTACCGTAGGCCATACAAAACGCTTCGACGTTATGCAGATCGGTTACCTGCAGCACCTTCTGCTTGCACAGGGGTGGCGTGACGCGCAGCCACATGTCGCGAGCGGCGCCCGTGATCCAGTCCGGCGGATCGACGTCGACGACCAGGCCGAAATCGGGCTCATCGTTGTTGAGCGCGCGCTTTCCAGGGTTGCCGGCCGCCTTTTTCCGGGCGGTGGGCTTCGGTTTTCGGCCTCGACCGGCGACTGTCGCGATACCGCCCATCCGTTACCTTTTGACTTTTAATTACGCGGGCGAGAAAAAAAGGCTGCATGGCCGGTCTTTTGGTCGCAAGGCGGTAGGGATTTGATCCCCCTACCCCTCTGCTGATGCCCCGTCTGCCTCCGTATCAACCCGCCGTGGCGTGTTCTCAGCATCGCCTTCCGGGCGGCGTCAGCACGCGCACTAGGTCGCTCACAGCGCGTTCTGGTGCGTCCTGCGACGACTTGCAAAACTGATCGCACGCCATGCTTTTAGCTACGCCCAGCCTTGATCTCTGCCAGCGCCGCGCGAGCTGCGTTGACCGAAAGTTTGCCGTTCGTCACGCCATCCTTGATGCATTGCTCGATCACGTCCCAGGTGTCACTGCTCGTATCGCGTACGGATGCGCCGGGCATGCCACACATGGAGCGCGTTGACGGCGGTGGTGGGGAAGCGGGCGCCGGAGGCCTTGGATATGTCGGCGCCGGATTGATGTTTGCACCTGCGCACCAGACCTTCGGCACGCGCATCACAACAACGTGCTCGTGACCGCAATAGGTGCAGATTCGAGACGTCACCACCCCAGCCACCGTCCTGACCGGGATGATTGCCCAGTCATGCCCAACGATCAGACATTTGATGCGTTTCAGGTTCATCATCTCGCGGCCTTCTCTTCGCGCTGCTTCACGCTGTTGTGGCACGAACCACATAGGCTCTGCCAGTTCTCGCTATCCCAGAAAAGCTTTCGTGCCGCCGCTATCCGCGCCTCGTCACCACTGTCGATCACTTCCTTAAGTCGGTGAGCGATGATGTGATCAACAACGCTGGCTGCAGTCGTGCGCCCCTCGCGCTTGCAGTAGACGCAGAGCGGATGCTTGCGCAGGTAGTGGTCCCGGGCCTTGGTCCAGGCGCTGGTATAGCCGCGCTCACTCGCCGAGCCGCGGTGCTCTCGGTCGGCCTTGTCCTTCTCTCGCGTGTGCAGTGCGCAGTTGCCGGGCTGGTCAATGAGTGCACCGCAACCGCGCTGGCGGCAGACGCTTTTAGGTCGCCGAGGCATTCGGCACCTGCGCAGCTGTCGCGCTGGCCGACATCCCGGATGCGCCGTACCCCTTGGCGCCCAGGATCTCGCGGGCGCGCTCTGCGTCGGCCATCGCGGCAGCCAATTGGTCCAGGCGCTCAGGATGCGCAGCTACTGCACTGGTGTTGCCAAGGACCGCGCGCACGATCAGGTCGCGGTAGTGATGCGGGTGCATGGATAGGGCCATGTGCTGGTGGGCGCGCGCGGCGCGCCGGGTATCGGTGTCGGCGCGCGGGCGCACAAAATGAGCCAGATAGCCAGGGCTGACATCTCAGTCCTTCAGGCTCTTGACGTCATCCACCAGGGTTTTTGCGACCTCAGCGACCGGCTTGACTGCGGCACCGGTCAGGTCAACCACAATCTTGACGGGTGCCGCAACCACCGTCGCAACATCGGCGGCGAGATCAACGAGCGAATTGAACAGTCCGAACATGGTTCACCTCAAATAGAAAAGCCGCCAGGCGCATGTGCGACCGGCGGCGAAGGCCGGCGCTTGGTAGCGACGGCGGAGACTCTGGTGGATCAACCAGGATTCGAACCTGGACGTGCAGCCACGACTCGGGATTTACAGTCCCGTGGGTTAACCAATTCCCCCATCGATCCGTGTTTGAAGCGCGTTTCGTGCGCGGCCCGGCATGCCTCAACTTGGGCGCCTGCATGCACCTATGCGGCCAGCGCGCGGGATTGCACGCCGTTACCGTCAACTGGTTATTCGGCTGGGGTGAAGTCGACGTACACCTTGTCGCCGATCTTGAATTGGCCCAGCAGCGCAGGGTTGTTGATTACCATGGTCAGGTCGGCCGATGGCGTCCACATGGCGAAGGAATTGTCCTCGTCGGAACCGTCGGCAGGATAGCCACCCGCTTTACAGACAGCGCCAAACGACAGGCGTTCGCTGGTGACGAAGTTTTCAACGTTGCGGACTTGCAGCTTGGCGCGCATGGTAGTGCTCATGAGGATTCTCCTAGGTTAGTCTTTGTCGACCTGGTCGGGCCGTTTGTTCTCGGGGATCATGTCCCATCCCATCTGCCGGCGGATTTCATCGCGCGTCGGCGGCGGGTCGTCGCTGTCGGCGCGGCGGTCCATGTAGTCGCGGACCAGATGCTTAAGTGACCCTTGAATCTCTGCCATGGCGACCTCGCGGAACGAGCGCGGAAATGCAAAAAGCCACCGCGAGGGTGGCTTTGCCTTGTCTTACTTACCGCTTGACGCACGAATGACGTGTATATGAAATGGGACTATACAGGACACGTGTTGCCCCGGCACGAAAAATCTTCGTCCGGGGC